TCGAGGTGCGCATCAAGGCGCGCGCGGTGCCCGGCGGTGACTCGGCACGCGACGTCGTCGACGCGATCTGGCAGGCCTGCTGGCAACGTCTGTACGAAGACACAACGGCGCTGGGCGGCATGTCCAAAGGCATCGAGCCCGGCAACACGAGCTGGGGCGACGGCAGCGCCGAAGTCGGCGTCGAAACCCTCACTTGGTACTTCACGGTGCAGCACCGCACCGCCAACAACGCACTCACCTGAAAGGCCCAGCCATGCCTGAGACCAAAGACAAGCAATTGCCGGATCCGCAAGCGGGCGGCCGGTACGTGCGCAACGCCGACGGCAGCACGACGCGGATCCACGCGACCAAGGAGCAGGACCCGCTGGAGCGCGCCGCCGAGAAGGCCGAGCGCCGCGCGCAGCTCGCGGCCGAAGGCGCCGAGCGCGTCGACGGCAGCACCGACGCCGCGAACACCGACAACGACGACCAGGAGTAACCCACCATGGCCCGCTATCTGCGCAACTTCGTTCTTACGGCGCTCGTTGAGACGACCTACGGCACCGATCCTACGCCCGCCGGCGCGAACGCGATGCTGGTCAGCAAGCCCACCATCAACCCGCTCAACGCGCAGAACGTGCCGCGCGACGTGATGCTCGGCTACCTGGGGAGTAAGGAGCACCTGGTCGGCAGCATGTTCGTGGAGTGCAGCTTCGACATGGAGCTGGTCGGCAGCGGCACCGCCGGCACGCGGCCGGCATGGGGCGACCTGATGCTCGCCTGCGGCTGGGCCGAAACTGCCAGCGTCGGCGTGCGGGTGGACTACACGCTCGTGTCCAGCGCCTTCCAGTCGGTCACGCTGTACTACTACGACGATGGCGCTAAGCACATCATCAAGGGCGCGCGCGGCAGCGTGAGCATCAAGGTGGGCAGCGGCGGCATCCCGGTCGCGTCTTTCAGCTTCAAGGGCCTGTACACCCGCGTGTCGGCCGCAGCCAACCCCACGCCCACGACCACCGGTTTCAAGGTGCCGCAGGTCGTCAACGAGCAGAACACCGACGATCTGAGCTTCGGCGGCACGCACGCCACCACTGGCGCGCCCGCGATTGCAGGCGCCACCGCCTACCCGAGCCAGGGCATCGAATTCAACCTGGCCAACACGGTGGAGTACGTGCCGTTGCTTGGCGGCGAGACGGTGGAGATCACGCAGCGCGACCCGAGCTGCAGCTTCCAGGTGGAGCTGACGGCGGCGCAGGAAGTGACCTTCATGACGGCGGTGGAGGCGGCCACGCTCACCAGCGTGGGCCTCGTGCACGGCACGACGGCTGGCTACAAGTCCCTGCTGTGGCTGCCCTACGTGCAGCGCATCAACCCGCAAAAGGCCGAAGTGGCCGGCAAGCGCCTGATCCGCTTCGACGGGCGCGTAGTGCCCTCGGCTGGCAACGACGAAGCGCGCCTGGTGCTGTTCTAAGCCGCGCGCGCTCGTCCCGAATCAAACACCAACTACAGGAGAACCTGCATGGCTTTCAAGGTCGTTGTCGCCGACAAGATCGTCGCAAAGATCAAGGGCTCGTATGTCGACGCCTCGGGGCAGGACGTGCCTTTCGAGTTCCAGCTCGTCATGGACCGGCTGTCCGAGGACGACATGAACAAGGCGCTGCGCGACCAGACGGAAACCGCAGCGGAGTTCCTCAAGAAGCACACGGACGGCTGGCGCGAGCAGCGCCTGGTGCTGGGCGACGACGGCCAGCCCGCGCCCTTCGGCGCCGAGGCATTCGCCGCACTGCTGTCGATCAACGGGATGCCGGGCCTGTGCTTTGCGCAGTACCGCATGCAGTCCGCGGTCCACGCAAAAAACTAGACGAGGTCGCGCGCTACTGGGCCGGCGGCGACCTGATCAGCGAGGAGGAACATGCAAGGCAGCTGGCCCATCTCGAAGAACAGTTCCGGCTGTCCGGCATCGTGCCCGACCGGCCGCTGGACGAGATCGAGCCTGTACTGGAGGTGTACCTCTGGCCGCAGAACGTCCAGGCCTGGGACTTGTTCATGCGCGTGCAAACGCAGTGGAAGGTGCGCGTCGAGGCTGCGGGCGGTGGCATGGGCTATCGCATTGAGAGCCGCCGCACGGGCTTGGACTACGAAGGCGTGGAGATCGTCATGCGGCGCATGCGTATCCCGCCGCGCCGGCGTGATGAGCGCTTTTGCGATGTTCAGGTCATGGAGTTCGCGGCCCTCGAGGAGTGGGCGAAGCGCGCTGGCGCATAGGGCGGCCTGAAGCGATGTCCGAAGCCAAGATCATCCTCACTGCGGTCGACAACACCCGGGCGGCGTTCGAGTCGGCAAAGCAGGGGCTGCAGGGCCTGCACGTCAGCGCGACGGCTGTCAAGGCCACGCTGGTCGGGTTGGGCGCTGCTGCTGCCGCCGTTTCCTTTGCGAATACGGTGCACGACGCGATAGAGGCGGCCGACCAGCTAAACAAGCTGTCGCAGCGCACCGGCGTGGCCGTGGAGCAGCTCAGCGAACTTCAGTTCGCGGCGAAGTTGAGCGACGTCTCGACGGACTCGCTCGCGACCGCGATGAAGAAGCTGAACGTCAGCATCGCCGAAGGGTTGGCCGGAGACAAGGAAAAGGTTCAGGCGTTCAAAAATTTAGGTGTGTCGCTGCGCGATGCGAACGGCAATGCGATCACTGCCGACAAGGCGCTCGTTCAATTGGCGGACACCTTCAGCACAGCGAAGGATGGGGCGAGCAAAACGGCCTATGCCGTCGCGCTGATGGGCAAGGCGGGGGACGAGATGGTCCCCTTCCTGAACAACGGCGGGCGGGCGATCGAAGACTTGATGCTCAAGGCCCGCCGCATGGGGCTGACCATCAGCACCGACTTCGCCAGGCAGGCCGAGGAGTTCAATGACAACCTGACCATCCTGGATGCATCAAGCAAGAAGCTGGCGATCTCGATGGCCAGCGACGTGGTGGCCGGGCTGGGCAAGGCGAGCAAGGCGATGGCCGACGCCGCGGTGGAAGGCGGCAAGTTCGCCGGCATCATCGCCGGCATACAGACGTTGCTCACCGGCGATGACCAGCACAAGACCAACGTCAAGATCGTCGAGCTGACCGACCATCTGCTCGCAGCGCAGAACCGTCTCGACCGCGCCCGCGCCGAGGGTGATGAAGCGAATTCCAAGCGCATGGCCGGAGTGATCGCCGGGCTCCAAAAGGAGCTCGCGATGTATCAGCGCATCGGCAAAGAGATTTCCGCGCAAAGCCAGAAAGAAGAGCAGGAGAAGCCGAAGCAGGTCAAGGACCTCAAGCCCATTCCAAAGGACAACGGCTCTCAGGCGCAACTGGACGCGTTCATCAAGCAGATCGACGAGAAGATCGCTGCCGAGCAGAAGGAACTTGAAGTTGGGCGGCAGCTAAGCGAGAGCGAGCGCTTCGAAGCGAAGATCCTTGCCGACCTCGTCACGGCGAACTCAAAGCTGTCGGCCGCGCAGCAGCAGCAAGTGAAGGATCGCCTGGCCAAGTACAAGGCGACGGACCTAGAACTGCAGCAGGGCAAGCAGGAGCTGGAGCAATCCAAGCAGATCGCGCTGCAGGTCTTCCATGAGCAAGCCGAATGGGCGGCGTTCGACAAGGCGCGCGCAGACGAGCGCGACCGCGTGCTGCGTTCGTATTACGACGAGAAGCAGGCGCTGCAGGACACGACCGAGCAGCTCTCCCTGGATACGTTCGGCATTTTCCAGAACGACGCGGCGCGGCAGCGGGCACTCGAAACCCTGCGCATCGAGCAAGAGCTGAAGAACCGGATCGAGGAGATCAACAGGAATCTCTTGCTCGATGAAAAGGCGCGCGCTCTCGCTATAGCCGACGCGACCGCGAACGCAGACCTGAAGAAGCAACTCGCAGCAATGCAGGAGATGCAGTCGAACCTGCGCGCGGTCGACGATATCGGCAAAGAGGTCTTCCAGAGTCTGTTCGAAAAGGGCGATGACACATGGAAGCGCCTGGCTCAGTCGCTGAAGACCTCGTTGATTGACATGCTGTACCAGCTGACGGTGCGGCCTTTCATCCTGAACATCGCCGCCAACTTTATGGGGATGCCCTCAATGCCTGGCGTCGTTGGCAATGCAAGCGGTGGCGTCAACGCGCTCTCCAGCGGCCTGAACATGGCCAGCGCGCTCAAGAGCGGCTGGTCCATCGGCTCCCAATGGCTTGGCGGCGGCATGTCGACAGCGAACGCTGCGGGAACTCTGTACGCGAACGCGACGGGTACAGGCATTGACGGACTGCTGGCGACGAATGGCGCATACGGGACATCAGCTGGTGCCGGCGGTGCGGCAGGCGGGGGGATGGCGGGCGCAGGGATGATTGGGGCGGCGATCACGGCCGGCATGATCACGTCCGGCAATCTGTACAAGGCAGGCTATAGGTGGGAGAACCAGGGCGCGTACACGATGCACGACGCCGGCCTGACGATCAACACCGGCATCTTGAAGGCCCTAGGCGTCAATGACAAGACAGCAGCCATACTGACAGGCTCGTCGATCGCAGCGGCAGTGCTGCAAAAGCTGGGACTTGTCGGCGAGAAGCGCGGCGGCGGCCAATACGGCTACAGCTTCAACGGTGCCGACGTGCTCAACGCGCGCCGCGGGTCCATGGTGGGGGCCAGCGGCATCGGTGCGATGTTCCTCGAGGGCCCCAATGGCGGCGACCCTGCGGCCGAAGGCGCGAAGGCTTCGATCAACAGCGCAGTCGCGACCATCCAAACCCTCCTGGACAGCATTGGCAGCCAGATCAAGCTTACGCAGTACCAGGGAGGCTATGAAAGCTCCGACAAAGGTCGTGGCGGCGTGTTCGCAGGCGGCACCTTCAGCAACGGCCTGACCTTCGGCGAGACGGGCAAGGGAGACAACTATGCCGGCACGCTGTATGAGAGCTCCAGCGCACGCAGCGGCGACCTGAAGGAAATCTTCCAGAACTTCGTCACCGACAACAAGCAGGCCGTGATCGAGGCCGTGCAGGCGCTGGCCGGCGAGATCCCGAAGACCCTGTCGGACATCGTCGCCGGCGTGGATGCCGAGGGCCTGTCCGACGAGGCCGCGCAAACCATGGTCGACAAGATATTGGGAGTGGTGCAGACCGTGGAGCAGCTCGGCGCGGCAGTCGGCGCGCTGCCCAAGGAGTTCGACGCGCTCAAGAACGCATCGTTCGACGCGAAGTCCGCGCTCGTAGCAGATGCCGGCAGCATCGACAACCTCACCGCGAAGCTGGGCAACTTCTACGACAAGGCCTTCACGCCGCAAGAGAAGGTCGCGGCGCAGATGCAGCAGCTCACGGGAATCTTCGAAAAGGCAGGCGTTGTGCTGCCGACCACCATCGAAGGTTACCGCGCGGCCGTGCTGTCGGCCGAGAAGGACATCAACAGCGAAGCGGGTCTGCACACGTTCGAGACGCTGCTGGACAACTTCGACCTGTTCTACCAGGCCACGCAGCAGGCCTCCGCCGGCCTGGCCGACGCGTCCAGCGCCATGACCCAGTGGCAGCAGGCCTACTTCCAGTCCTGGTCGGCGATCGACAAGGCGGCCGGCAGCGCGCAAAGCTCCATGCAGTCTTTTATGGGCTCGGTGCTGTCGGACATGCAGGACAAGTGGAAGGCGCTGCTGCAGTCCATTAGCGATGAGGTCGCCAAAATTCGCGGCGAGTGGAAGCAGGCGGCCACGCCCGCGAACCTGGTGCAGAACGAGGCGCAGTTCTTCTCGCTCGCGGCCATCGCACAGTCGGGCGGCTCCGGCGCGCAAAAGGCCGCGGAGCAGTTGCCTGCGTTGGCCGAGGCGCTCCTATCGCAGTCACGCGTGCAGGCCACCAGTGCCACCGCTCAGCGCGCGCTGGAGGCGCGTATTGCGCAGGCCATGGCCGACGCCTACGGCCCGCTCAAAGGGCTGGAGCACTCGCAGATGCTGGGCCTGGCGTCTGCGCTGGGGGCTGAGGTACACACCGGCAACCCTTCGGCCTGGGCGAATCGCTGGACGCTTGACGCTTCGGGGATGCCGGTCAGCCGCTTCGGATTCGGCTCCAAGAGCGACTCGGCCACCAGCGAGCTGCGCGCGATTCGCGACGAGGTGCGGGCACTGCATTCGACGACGCAGCAGGCCGTCATCAAGCAGCACGAAACGATGAGCCACATCCGCGAGCTGCGCAACTTCGGCATCTTTGTCAAGAACGACCCGAACGGAACGCCCCTGGTGACCACCACATGAGTTCCGAAACCGACTTCGCCTTCTTCCGGCCGGTGGATGTCACCGCGGCGATGCTCACCAGCAGCAACATCGCCGAGCCCGCCGCGAGCGACCCTGCGGCATGGGTGTCGGGCACGTCCTATACGGCCGGTACGTCCTACGTCTCGCGCGCCTCCACGCATCGCAAGTACCTGTGCCAGGTGTCCACCTCCGGCACCACGGCACCCGAGAGCGACGCGGCCCACTGGTTGGACGCCGGACCACTCAATCGCTGGGCGATGTTCGACGCGGCCAACGAGTCCGCAAGCTCCAACAGCAGCACCATCACCGTCACGCTCACGCCAGGCGAGCGCGTCGACTGTATCGCCTTCGACAACGTGGACGCCGACACCATCCGCGTGCAGGCTGGCAGCACGTACGACCAGACGATCCAGTTGCGCACGCGCGTGGTCGAAGGCTGGTGGGACTACTTCTTCGAGCGCTTCGCGTTCAAGACGGCCGCGGTGTTTCTGAACCTGCCGCCGATCTCCACCAACGTCATCACCATCACCATCACCAAGAACGGCGGTACGGCCATGTGCGGCACGTGCAAGCTGGGCCTGCGCTACCGCGTTGGCGGCACGCGCTACGGCGCGTCGTCGGGCATGCTGGACTACAGCTACCGCAGCACCGACCAATTCGGCAACACCACGGTGATCGAGGGCGCTTATGCCAAGCGCATGAACGTGGCGCTGTGGGTCAAGAACGAAAAAGCCGAAGACACCAAGCGCCTGCTCGAAACCTATCGCGCCACGCCGCTGGTGTGGGTGGGCGCGGGCAATCTGTTTTCGTCTTTGATCATCTACGGCTACTGCCGCCGCTTCGAAAAGGTGATCGACCTGCCTAACTACAGCGTCTTCACGCTCGAAATCGAGGGCCTGACATGAGCATCACCCAAACCATCACCGCGATGCCCACGCCGCCTGATCCACAGACGGACGACACCGCCACCTTCGACTCGAAGGCCGAGGCCACCACGCTCGCGCAGGTGGGATTGGTCACCGAGCTCAATACGTTCATCGCCCAGGTGAACACTTTGGCTGCGTCGCTTAATGCGGTGGCCGCCGGCACGGCATTGTCGATTCCGCTGAAGTTCAGCACCACCACCACCGACGCTGACCCAGGTGCGGGTTACGTCCGGCTCAATAACGCAACGCAAAACCTTGCCACCGTCATCCGCCTGGACCTGCTCGGCTCGGATGGCTCGGACTGGACGGCGGTGGAGGACCTCTTCGACGACTCCACCAGCACGATCAAGGGTTTCATCACGCTCAAGAAGGCGAGCGACGCTACCAAGTTCCTGATTTTCTCGGTGTCGGCTCTGGCCTCGCCCTCGGGCTACAAGAACATCACGGTGGCCTGCGTGGCCTACAGCTCGGCCAACCCCTTTGCGCTGAACGACGACTTGCTGCTGGAGTTCACACGCAACGGCGACAAGGGCGACCCCGGCGCCACGGGCAATCCCGGCGCGAACGGCACGGGTGTGATTCAACAGGTAAGCACCGACACGACCGCCGTGGCCACGGGCACCACCACCATGCCTTTCGACGACACGGTGCCGCAGATCACCGAAGGCGACGAATACATGACGGTGACGATCACGCCGCAGTCCGCGGCAAGCACTCTCATCGTCGAAGTCACAGCGCTGCTGTCGGTCGCGACGACGGCGCAGCACATTTGCGGCGCCATCTTCCGCGACGCCGGCGCCAACTCCCTCGGCGCGGCAGCCATCTATGCAAACACCGTCGGCAGCATGTACGTGATGCATTTCAGCGTGAAGGTGGCGTCTGGCTCCACCGCCGCGACGACGTTCAGGTTCCGCGCGGGCCGCGAGACCTCCAACACCGTCACCTTCAACGGAGTCGTCGGCGCGCGCAAGTTTGGCGCGGTGGCCGCTTCAAGTATTCGTGTGCGCGAGGTGAGCTGATGCAGTCGCACAGCTTGGCGCGCCGAAGGCCAACGGGCTCCGCCTCAGTGAGCCCAGCAATGCAAAGGGAAATTCATGATCACACCCAAAGTCGGCCTGTCCGGCCAATTCGTCACAGGCACCGACGTTGCGAAGGCGGCCCGTATTACGGCCGTGAACTCGGACGGTACCGTTGACGCGAAGTACGACGCGAACGCGACGACGGTCAGTTTTGCCGACAACAAGCCGTTTGTGGATGTCGGCGGCACGCCTCCGACCGGCCCCGGCGGCTACTTCCAGGCGATCGACCCGACGACCTGACGCTGCACGCGGCCCGCGGATGCGGGCCGCTCTGCTTCACGTTCGGCCTAGAGGTGAGGGCCGAATTCTTAGAACACCAGTAATCGAGAGAGAGGACGGAGCCAATGACCCTGCACGAGCACGCGACCGAGGCCTTGGCGATCAAGGCTGCGGCCCTGCTGCAAAACGGCGGCGGTGCCGTTGCAGCCGGATCGGCGGCAGCCCGCTACATGGGACTCACGCCGGACCAGTGGACGATCGCGGGCATCATCGGCGGCCTCGTCGTGGCGGTGTTGGGCCTGGTGCTGCGCACTGCGCTCGATTGGTATTTCAGGAGTCAGCACCTGAAGCTCGCCCGCGAGCGTGTGGGGTTCCCCGGAGACGCGCCATGACGCTGCAGTCCGCCCTCGCCTGGGCCGTTCGCCGCAAGACGGCGATCGTGGCCGCGGTGCTAACGGGCGGCGAAGCACTCGTCCAGGTGGGTGGCGTGTCGCTGCCGTTCAGCGACGTCATTCCAGCTTGGATGCGTGGCCTGGCCATCGTGTCCCTTTCGGCGTTCGCGTTCTATTTCCGTTGGAAAGCGGGCCGTGAGGTGCGCCATGGCTGTTGACTTCAAGCCCGGTAGCACGCGGCTGTCGCGCTTCGGCACCAAGAGCAAGCTGTCCGCCGCTGTCCTGGCGCTAATCGCCGCTAGCGCACAGGCGCCGCAGCTCCTGTCGCAGTACCTGGATGAGCGCGAGGCTGTGGTTCTGCACTCCTACAAGGACGGCAAGCAAATATGGACCGCCTGCCGCGGCCTCACGCGCATCAACGGCGAGCCAGTGCGCCCGGGCATGAACTTCACACGCGCCGAGTGCGACAAGTACGACGAGCAGGAGCTGCAGGCCACGCTTGCCGAGCTGCAGCGCATCGTGGCGCCGCAGGTCTACGCCACGCTCACCGAGCCCGCGAAGGCTGGCATCGCATCGTTCTGCACGTACAACCTTGGCGTCGATCGGTGCAAGGGTACTACGTTTCTGCAGCTGCTCAACGCCGGCCGCCGCAACGAGGCCTGCGCGCAGATCACGCTGTGGATCCGCGACGGCGGCAAGGATTGCCGTGTCGACAAGAGCTGCCGTGGCCAGGTCACGCGACGGCAGCAAGAAGACGAGCTGTGCATGCACGGCGTGACCTGGGGAGCATCGCCATGACGATGAGCCTTTGCGCTGGAGGCAAGCTGCGACTGCTGCGGCCTGGCGTGATCGAGCATTTTTGCCCGGGCTGCTGCGAGATCCACGCGATCGACATCCACGCGATTAGCCAGAACGGGCACGTCATAGGGTGGGACGGAACCACCGAATACCCGTCCTTCGGCGAACCGATCCGTCATGAAACGCCGCACGGACGCTGCGAGTATGTGCTGCGCGCCGGCGTCCTGTACTTCGCATCCGACTCCTGGCATCCGCTCGCGGGCCAGCAGCGACACCTCCAGGAGTTCCCGAGATGAACGACGCGGACCTGAAGGACCGCCGTGGCCTGCGCAAGTTGGGTGTAGCGCTCGCAGCGCTCGTGGCCATCACGGCGCTGGCCGCTGTGGGCAAGCTCGACGCCATCTCGGCCGGCGCGATCACGGGGGTGCTCACGCTCTACAACTACGCGAACCTGAAGGCCAAACAGCCCGGAGGCGCAGCGCCATGAGCATCTATGCCTACATCGTGGCGGCCGTCATGCTTCTCGTGACGGGAGCAGGTTTCGGCGTGAAGTGGGAAAAAGGTCAGAACGCCTTGCGGCAGCAGGAGGCGCGTCAGGAAGCCGATCGCATGCGCGCCAAGCGTGAGAACAACGTTGACACGTCCGCCGGCGCCCACGAGGCCGACAAGCGCGAGCTGCAGACCCAATACGTCGTCATCACCGAGAGGATCGAAGATGCGAAGCAAACCGACTTTTACGCACCTGGTGCTCCTGCTTGCCTTGACGATGCAGGGGTGCGCATCGTCAACGCCGCCGCCCGCGGATATGCCGACGCTGCAAGCCAGCCTGCGCGAGCCGTGCCAGGACCTGCCGCTGCTGCGCAACGGAGCGCGGGCAACGGTTCTTGAGCACGAAGCCACGGTCGCGCGCATGTACCGTGAGTGCCAGTCCCGACATCGCCGAACGGTGGAAGCGTGGCCGAAGTGACCGCCTTCCAGCGCCCTCTACGTCGACAGCCATGACGTAGCTCCAGACGATCCTGCTGCAAGTCGGGACCGTCCCTCACAACCCCGCGGCGGGCAGGTCGCGGGGTTCTTTTTCGTCGATCGCGTCCGCACGGACGGCCAGCCAGTGCCAGAGCCTGGCGCGGCCGTGCCGGTACGTGTTCAGCCGGTAGGTGATCCGCACCGATCCGAGGTCAGGCACATCGGCAACCACGATCTGACGCTCTGGCTGGGCATTCTGATCAGGCCCCGGTCTTGGAAGCTCAGCGCTTCCACGTGCGATGTACTCCCCGCGCACCCTCGCGAGAATGCCGTTGTCGCATGGCTTGGGGCCCAGGTTGTTCATGAGTTCGCGAACGGCTTGAGCCGTGGCGAGCCGCTGGGAATCACGAAAGCCTCTATGGCGTAGCCAGTTCCGTCTGCTGGGTCGCCATGATGGTGTTGGCGATTGATCGCGGCGTTGAGTGCCGCGTTCTTGATTCCAAGAATGAACCCTTGGCGGTTCCATTCAGCATTGATCCCATCGAGATATCGAGCCCGCACGAGCCCGCAACGACAGGCGACTTCAGAACCATCCTCCGGCAAAGAGCGCACTTCTTTGCATCGGACGCATAGCAGCAACTTCATAGGGCAATGCTAGCGCAAGCGCTCGCGCGCTTGGATCAGGTGCCCCGGGGCCGATACGCGTTCGACTGGTAGGCGGTCCGCCCGGCGGGGATACCAGATCGGCCGCATTCACCATAAGTCTCATGGCGTAACTTCTGGCGTAAGTTCATGCATCTGTGCCTCTCCCATAGAGTGACGATCACCGCTGCATCATGGGCGTGACATTTGGCTTCGCCAGTCTCGTAAGCCATTGATTTTGCGAAGCGTCAGAGTGCAACTACTTGATTCCTATGCGGTTTACGCCTTTTCTGGCTCGGCTCGGCTGCCTCATCTAAGCACATCTAAACCCGGCTACACTTGCCGCCGCAGCGTAGGTTCTCGGGACTCTCTCGAAAAACTGACGCCGGCCAGACCTAAAAGTTACGCCGGCACCCCCGAAAAAGCTACGCCTGCTCAGGAGTGGGAATGCCGTTCGACGCGCGCGCCGCGAAGCTGTTACAGCCCGGCGAGCACATCACTTTACAGGAGCACCCCGGCCTGCGTCTCGTCGCGACCGCCACGCGGCGCAGCTGGATATACCGCTACAAGAGTCCCGTCGACGGCGGCATGCGGCAGGTCAAGCTCGGCGAGTGGCCGTTCATGTCCTACCCGACGGCTGCCGTGGAGTGGGAGAAACGCCGTGACGAGCGCAGCAGCGGCGTCGACCTGCAGCTGAAGAAGCGCGCCGCCCGCCGCGAGGCGCGTGCGGTTGTCGCGGCCGAGAAGACCCGAGCCTATACCGTGGCCGACCTGGTGCAGGACTACCTAGCCGGCCACATCGACCTGCACCGTAAGCCCAAGGGGCGCGCGGAGGTGCGGCGCCTGCTCAAGACCCACACGGCATCGATCGGGGAGCGCCCGGCGGCGCTGCTGTTGCGCAGCGAGGCATATGACCTTCTGCAGGGCCTCACTGACCGGCCGGTGCTGATGGCGAGCGTGCGGCAGGAGATGGGCGCTGCCTACGATTACGGGCTCGACTCCGGCAAACTGCCCGAGAACACGCCGAACTGGTGGCGCCAGGTCTGGCGCGGGAAGATGCCGCGCACCAAGGGCAAGAAAATCGCCGGCAAGCACGTCGGCGCGACGAAGCGCGTGCTGAACGAGAAGGAAATCGGCCAGGTCATCAACTGGCTGCCGAACCTGTCCATGCTGCTGCGCGACGCGCTGACGCTGTACCTCTGGACGGGCACGCGCGGAGCCGAGATCGTGGCCATGGAAAAGGGCGAAATCTCCGAAGAGCCGACTGGGCTGTGGTGGACGATCCCAAAGGGCAAGACGAAGAACGCGCGGCACGATGCCGCAGTGGATCTGCGCGTGCCGCTCGTCGGGCGTGCGCGTGAGGTTGTCCTGCGTCGGCGCGCCGTCGCCAGCCGCTATCTATTCCCGGCGACGGTTGTGGCTGAGGATGGGTCAGAGCTTCCGATCGAGCAAAAGGTCATCCAAAGCGGCGTCTACCACTTCCAGCCATATTCGAAGACGAAGGACCGTGGGTCGCATGCGCGGCCGCGCTGGCCGGTGACGCACTGGTCGCCGCACGACCTGCGACGCACGGTGCGCACGCAGCTCGCCGTCATGGGTTGTCCGGCCGAGGTTGCAGAGTCGGTGCTGGGGCACATGCTGCCGGGCGTTGTCGGCGTCTACAACCGCCACCAGTACGATGGCGAGCGCCTGGACTGGCTCACGCGCCTTGATGCGCGGCTTGAAGAGCTCGCGCGCGCCGCGGCTTCCTAGCGCCGGTATTCGGGGGCGGCAGTTGCTCGGAGACGGGGCGAGTGCGGGCCCACTCGATCACCTCCTCGACTAGGTAACCGACGCGGCGGCCGGCGAGCTGCCGGGGCTTCGGAAACCTGCCCTGCCGGATCTCCTCGTCGATCGTGCTCTCCGACAGCGTCGTGGCCGCCGGCAGCTCCGACTTCTCGTAGTACAGCTTCACGATTCCTTCCTTGTCGGTGCTGCGACTGCCACGCCAGATGCGTCTTTTGTCATCGCGGCACCTCAATGGTTGAACCGGGCTTGACGCAGGCGTGATCGCCGAGCGGGACGCCGCCGAGTGCTTCGCACTTCGCACGAAACTTCGCGCTGTTGTAGATGCCGATACCGCCCATCGCGACGAACAGCCCGATGATGAGCAGCGGAAATCCGTGCTCGCGAAAAAATCGCTTCATCGCTGTTCTCCGTCAGGTGAATCCACGCCATCGGCGTCGTTGAGCTTGGCGCACGCGGCGATGGCGTTCGCTTCCTTGCGAAACCGCTTCGTGCGGTTGCGGTCGTTGCACAGCACTTCGCTGGCGTCCTCACGCATGACCTTCCAGTATTCGCTGGACCACGGATAGCGGACGACGATGTGCCGCACGACCCAAGTGCGGGTCAGAAGCCTAGCCATTGCCGTCCTCCCGCACGCCAGCAGCGGCTACCGCCTCGGCCATCAACTCGTATGCGTATCCACGACTAACGCCAAGAGCGCCCGAGATGATGTCGGCGCAGTCAGGTTGCTCGCAGCTCTGCACTTCAACCGGACGCGCGTTAAGAGGCTGTGCGTACAGCTTGGTTCCGCCGCGCAAGTCAGGGTTGTGGACTTGGATGCCCCAATACCCGCCACCAACCGCGTAGGCGTTCCAGATCAGCGTTGCGTCCGGCTCTGGGGTCGGGATGGGAACGCCCGCCAACTCTTCTAGCACACTGTTGATGTTCTCGTCCGTGTGGACGCACTCGGCCAGCGCCGCGACGAAAGCGCGTAGATAGTCGCGCGTCTGCTCAATTGGCTTGCGTTCAGCCAAGGCTGCCTCCTTCGATGCGTTTCACGTCCGGGTGCGGACCGTAGTTCCACCGCACATTGCTGACGATTTCCTTGACCTCTTGGAGCATCACTTGGACGTCGGGCCGATTCACGGCCTCGCCCAACGCATCGTGCAGTCGCGGCAGCGCGTGTTCCAACACCTGCAAATCGTTCTCGTAAATCTGGAAGAGGCGGCTCATCGCTCTACACCTCCGTTACTTCCTCCGTCAGACGCCGATGAAGCGACTGGCACGCCATCGGGGACTGTTGAGGCAGCGCGGTCGATGTGCTCGATGGCGGCGAGGATCAGCGCGCCAGCGCGAACAAGGTTGCGCCGTTGGTCCTTCGGGTTCCAGGCTTCGCGTTCCCACGGCCAA